TACGTGCTTAATGAGTTGTCCAGCAACTTCATATGCTCTAGGGTGATCAGAAGACATAGCCAAATCAAGAGCACCGTTGACAGCTTCTTGTCCCTTATCCACCAATAGGTAAAGGTTTGATCGTGCATAGGCATAGTCGTCTTGTACCTCATCTTTAGTATCAACCTTTTTGATTGATTGATCTTTTGTTGGAGATAGTTCATCTGATACTGCTTCAACAGTATTGAATGCTTCATCCAATCCTGACATGTCTTCGTTACTCATAGATACTTGTCATTTCACTGAATCCAAAGTCATCACCACTAGTTAATAGTGAGTCATCTACACTATCTATAAGATCTACTGGAGTAGCAGCAGCTGCTGCAGCAGCAGTAGTACCATTCTGTGCTCGACGAACGGATAATTTATTTGGTGATGTCTTACTCTTAACATACATTACTTCATTACCAACTTCAATGTAAGATTGAGTAGGAATGTTGCTGTAGTCTGCCACTTCTATGGATAGATTTCTTGCAGTGATAGCACCTGAAAGTTCTGTAGTACCATCTTTGTTTTTGTCTGTAAGTGCTTTAGGTGTAACCTGATACTCAACCTGTCTGGTTGCTGTAGCAGAAGGCATAGTAGTATAGATATCTGCTTTTGCTTTCTTGATAGGAGCTGCAGTTCCAACAGGTCCGAAGATGTATGCCTTGACTGTAAATTGCATAGTAATCAAAGTGATCTTTCTGTCATCGAAAGTTCCTTCGTAGTCATCACTATATGAAACACTGTTTAAAATAATAGGAACATCTCTAAAGTCATTCATACTATCTACCAACTTAATTGTCATCTGAAATGATGGTTGAAAAACTGGTAGTATCTGTTCCATAATCTCAAGAGATTCATCATTAGTTTTTGAGATTACATTTAATTCAAAATCAATATTATATGGTACAGGTGTAAATTGTTTCTTGACTGCATTATTAGTATCAGCCTTAAGAGTTAATGTTGTTGGTGCAAGTTTCCTAGCACTATCATATGATATCCCTGTCATCTCAAAAGACAAACGGGGAACTGTGATCGCAACCTTCTGGTTAAGATCTGCCTGTTGTTCTAGTCTTGCTAAAAATTTCTGTCTAGATCCGTAAGCTAAAGGAACTTTCATTCTGCTATAAACAGAACCATCTGCCTTTTCTTTACGAACTTCTATGTTATTGAATAGTGTGCCAAATCCTATGACGCACTTTCTAATAATCTTATTATATGTGTATGTCCCTAACATATTAAGTCATTACTCCAAATGGGTTTGTTTCACTAAAGTCTAAAAGATCGTCACCAAGATTTTCAAAGGTAACGCTGTCAGAGTATTTAGTATCGGTTGTTGCCATTTCATCTCTATTGTCTAATACCATAGTAGCACCAGATTCTGATCCTATAATTTGTTCACCTATAGAGAATGTAGCAGTTGGTGATTTTAATTTAATCCAACCTTCTTGTGCATCCCACTCTACCATCTGAGCAGTTGCACCAGTTGTAGCACCTGTGACAGTTTCTGGAACTGTAAATGTTCCAGAAATACCAGATGGTGCAGCAGTAAATGCTAGTGTTGCAGCTGTATAACCAGTACCTGCATTAGTAATATCTATTAGTTTAACACTTCTATATCCAGATCCACCGTTTAAAATGTTGATAGCAGTCAATACTCCATTAGTGAAAGTTGGTGTAAGAGTTGCTTTTACCCCACCAATATCAGGATCGGTTATTTGAATAGTTGCCCTATCCTCATCGTAACCTGCACCACCATCTGTTATGGTAACAGCCATGAGTTGTCCTTGATTTACTGTTCCTCTTATAACAGCAGATGACGTTGGAGATCCACCAGACACAGTAATGTTTACCATAAATGCAGTTGCAGCTGCATCGGTTCCATTACCACTGATAGTAATTGCAGGTGTTTCATTATATTTTGTACCACTATTGCTGATGTAGATTTGATCAATGCCCCCATTGTTAATAACGGGAGTACCAGTTGCAGTAACACCATTGGTTGTGAGATAGTAATGTTTAACAGTATATCCGTAATCAATAAGATCCTCATCACCCTCAAATAGATCACCTTGCTCGTTACTGTATTCAAAGAGCTCACACTTGAGTTTGTAAACATAACCTTTTCCTAACTGGTAGAAAGGTTCTTCATGCTCTACAAATTTAATCTCAAAAAAGTTGCTAGTTATTGGGAAGAATATTAGATCTCCTTCTTGTGGTCTCTCCCCTACTTCAATAGTTGTACCTTTATCTAGAAGTAAGAATTGAGAAATTAAATCTGAAAATCTCTGTTGAGAAATTACCAAAGTTAATTCATCTGTTTGTCTAATACCAAACTTAGTCATTAGATCTCCACCACCTTGGAAACCGTCAAAGTTTTCTAGATAACCTTCTATAATATATGCATCATCAAATTCAGAAATACTCTCTTCATTGAAAACACCATCCTTCATAACCATTTTACGAGGACAGTAAAGGACATCCATGCCAAACATTTTGAGATGTTCTTCTACTAAATTTTGCATTAAGAACTGTTCGTTCCTAGTGCCATGAGTAAAGTATGTTGATCTTGCCATTATCCAATCATGTCTAGTGGAGGTGTTTCATAACTACGGATCATTTCATCCTCAAGTTTTTCAACTGCTTCTTTACCTTCAGTGTATATAAACTCACCATTCATAGTAATTCCACCAGGTAACTGTGCCCCTTGAAACTTAATAAGATTTGAGCCCCACTGTCTTTTAATTAGTGCTGTTACGTATCTCTTTAACCATAGATCATTATACACAGCAGCTGTGCTTGCAGGATCTATCGCACGATAGCATTCTAGTATTAGAAAATCATCAACATTAACATCAGTTTTAAAATCAAGATCTAAGTAAATTCGATCTCCTCTCATCTGAAATCTAGTTTGCTTTTGTCCTTCCAATAAAAAATATATGTCTTCTAATCTACGGTTAACCATTTCATAGGTTAAAATTTCTGTATTAGTTAAATCCCAAAGATCATTCAATCTCCACTGATATCTAACATCAAATAAGTTTGTGACGTTTTTAGATACAAAATCAAATACTTTTATAATACTAGTGACATGTTCAGGAACTTTGATATAGTTATTCTGTTCCATCCAATCCACTGAAATTGCTGATGAAGTTGCAGCTGCAACTGATGTAGTTGAATCAGTAGTCATATCATCAATCATAGCTTGAGTAAACTTGACTTTTAAATGAGTTCTGATATAACCATCCATATGTCTTTCATTATAAAATTGGATAGCATCATCCACTAGATCAGATATCTGATCATCTTCAATATTAATTTCTAAAACAGGAGCACCGTTCTGACGCAATGCGTAGTCGATAAGTCCTTCTCTTGTTGATGGTGAAGCCATGTTATACGGGATTAACGTTGAATCTAATTCTTACATAATAAAGAGTATTCGCACTAAGCGTCACAGCATTAGGGAGAGTGTAAGATAATTTGTTTACACTATTGTCTCTAGACTCATGTACTATATTAGTAAATCCAGAGCCAGGTGAGAACTGCCAGAACGTTGATGTGTGTTGAAATCCAGTTTTGACCTGAGCAGTTAAAGCTGTGACAGTAGGATTAAATGCTGGTGTAATAGTTTGGATATCTGGTTGATCAACAAATGGAGTTGTGAATGATGAAGCATTGGAGTATGCACTTTGCAATCCATTTTGATCTCTGAACTTAACCTGAACTGAATATTGAGTATCAAAGTCAAGTGTTGCTGCAGGTACTGTAAGTGTAGTTTTGTTTGTAGTATCTCCTAAAACATTTATATTAGTAGTGTCATAGACAGTTACGTTGTCACTAACTCTTCTAATTCTCCAGTAAGAAGAAAAATGTATTGATCCTGCATATTCTTGAACGTATGCAGATGTAGTAATAACTGGTTGTCTTGATAAAGTTTTAGTGGTATCTGAATCTACAAACGGTGTGACTGTAGTTGGAGCAGATACAAACTCAGATTCATTAACAGTTAATGTAGCAGCAGAGGATGTTACAGACGTTGCATTAGCATTAGATAGTACGCAACGGAATTGTTCTGATGGGTTTGTTGGATAGGTTGTTGCAGGTGTTGTATATGACGCTGAACTTGCACCATTAATAACACTCCAATTTGCTCCACTATCATTTGATTTCTGCCACTGATATGTAATTGATCCACTAGTAATACTAGCAGTTACACTGAAATTAGCAGTCTGTCCTTCAATTACAGCAGTGCTTTGAGGTTGTTGACTGATAGTGATAACACGTAATACAGTCTGTAATGCAAAACCTGATGTTATAGATGCAGCAGATCCAACAAGAGATACGATACATTGGAAACGATCGTTATTATCATTAGCAAATATTAGAGTTCCAGTTGTATATGAAGTTGTTGTTCCACCAGTTCCTTCAGATACATTGGCATAGTTTGATCCACCATCATCAGA